GGTAATATTATAATGTCTGACGATCAAATATGAAAATTATCGGAATTGGGCCATATGTTGGTGACTTTAAACAAGAATTATTAACCTTTAGGCCATATGTTAAATGGTTATCTGAAGTCGTTGAGTATGATAATCTATATCTGAATACACATATAAACAGGCGATTTCTTTATGATTTCGTACCAGATGAGAATATAATACCTGTATATGAAATGTTTTCCAGAAACGAACTCGGTCAAAATGGTTATATGCATGGTGATTTATCTAAGAAAGATTTTATGTTATTGGTTAAGAAGTTCAAAGAAAAGATCATTGAGATCGAGAACTGTAACAAGAATGAAGTCGATATATATTATTTGAACTATAGTAAGAACATTACTAATCATCCTTATTACAATAAAATATTCGATGAGATACAAAAGCCTGATGATATAAGTATTCCAATAGAACATAAAAACAAAATAGTCTTTATACCCGATAGGAACGAAAATGTTAATAGATTAGGTGTATTGCTGGGATACTTACAATCCAAGTATGGTGATGAAGTTGTTACCGTTGGGAACATGGAATCATGGTTCTCTAGTGATAATGTGATATTGAGGTTTCCAGATTACTTTGCTAATGGTTGGAAATACATTTTGAGCTATATATTAGAGTCCAAGTGTGTCATTTGTCCATTGAGTTACTGGACATCACTATGTAATCTACAAAAAATACCTGTGTTCAGTTGGGGTGAGAATCCAAGCCAACATAGAATAGATGGTATGCTCAATTTTGATAATAATGGATGTGTAGTTGTTCCATCTGATGATGATACAGATATACATGTTCTAATAGAATCTATGGATTATTTTTTAGATAGGAGTTTGATAGATGATTAAATCAAAATTAGTAAAAAGCGTATATGGAAAGGTTAGAGTAATAGAAGGATATAAAGAATATGATAAATTGTATGTGTTCAAAAAGAAAGGTGCATATATGATATCATCTAATAGACGAGTATCATTAGATGATATGATTTTAGTTGATGGTGAGTATTGGTTTTCAACTTTGAAAGAGTTACACAAAGCATTAAATAAAGGGGGGATATGATTATGAGTAAGGTAGAAAAATATTTAGACGAAGGGAAGAAAATCGATCTTTGGAGTGATGATTATTTAAGTCCAAAAGCTGCTAAGTTAGTATCTACGGTAGCTAAAGCAGTAGATTGGGGTATTGAAGATACATATTCTTTTATTTTGAGATTACTTGAAGATGTAAATGCTCATACATCAGCAAGTCAAGTAGAAAAAATATTTATGAAAGACTTGTCGAGACATTAATGGAATTGGTTCAATGTATTAAATGTAGTAGTAATACAACAAACCTGCGTACCAAAACTTGTGATGTATGTAAGTTGAAAAAAATGATGAGTTTATTAAAAGAGAAGAGTAAAGAATAATGCCGATCTATGAATATAAATGTGATAAATGTAATAGTATTATTGAGAAGTGGAGTGGTGTATCAAATGATACTATCATCTGTTCTAAGTGCAATAATTCAATGAAGAAAATAATATCCTCATCTACCTTTATATTAAAAAGGCGGTGGGTGGTATAGTGATGGGTATAACAAAAAGGAGAAGGAATAGATGGAGACTTATAAAAAATATATATCAGAATCAATAGATAAAAAATTTATGAAATTTGGTAAACTAAAGTTTAATTTGGTAAACTAAAGGGAGAAGAAAGATGATATTTTCTAAAAAAGAAAAAAGATTTCGTAAAATTGAAGAAAGATTGGGAGACGTTGAAAACCTGAAACAAAGGCTAATTATCGATGGTATTTTATCGGAGTCTATGTTTGGCCATGACTCTGTAGACATTAAAAAATTAAAGAACAAGGTAGACTTACTGTATAAATATTTAAAATTAGTGGAAAGAATAAGACCAGCTAAAACATATATCAGCAAGAAAAAGGAGAAGGAATAATATGTTAGAGAAATTAGCAGATGTTCAGCATAATATATTGTCACATTGGATGAGTTATATGTTTTCAGTATGTCAGGAACAGAGTGATGGTAGTATGGTAATCACACAGGATAAAGTTGAGAGATGGCAAAAACAAATGAAAACACCATACTCTAAACTATCCGAGTCTGAAAAAAATAGTAATAGAGATCAAGCCTTTAATGTTTTAAAAGTTGTACAAAAGGAGATGATGTAATGCCTGTTTTAGATTTTATTTGTAATGAATGTGATAATGAATTTGAATATATTGTGTTTGCTAACACAGAGAGTGAAAATAAAATGATTGTCTGTAGTAAATGTGGGCATCCAAATATAAGTCAATTATGCCCACAAGAATCTCCAAATTTCAAATTGAAATATGATAACAAAAAAGATTCTGTGGATTGGAATGGAAACACATCTAGATATTGGGACAAATATAAAGATATGAAAAAGAATGGCGAGGATCCTCGTATTCCAGAATTAGATGGAGAGTAATAACATGAACAAGCATGAAAAATACATGGAAAAATCTATACTTGATGAAGGCAAGTATGCTAAGTATCTTGAGTCTGGTAAGAAGAAAAAGACCATGCGAAAAGATATGATTGTTGATTACAATAAACAAGTAAAGCAAGTAAAGGGCCAACTTACTGAAATCAATAAGCTTATGGACAAACATATTGTCAAGCAAAAGAAAGATCCTATGAACAATCAATATATAGTTGAGGTTCATAGCTATGTGGGGTTGTTAGAAAAAGCATTGACTGAAATGGATATTAGGAGAAGATTTTAATGAGCGGTGGGGTGTGGGGCGTGTATGATAATTTTGATTTAGACGATTGTAGAACTTCTACAATCAAGGGATTACCTAATGAGTCCACATTTTATCACGGAGAGATTATCAAATGGTCAATCGATGTAAACCCAAAAGAAGTACTGGTTACAGGTGAGAGCAAAGAAGTTGCTGAGATCTTGAGGAAAAGTATAGGTGCTGATAAGATATATACTACTGGATTGGTGTCTGAGTATGTATGGAATTTTGAAGAAGAATTGCCTTCTTCCTTGGTAGTAAAAGAATTTGATCTTATTATTAGTCAAGCAATGATAGAACACTTGATGAATCCATTCCAGCATTTGAAAGATTTGAGTTCATTGCTCAAGAACAATGGTTATCTTTTGGTTCATACTGTACTACCTGGATACAAATACCATAGATATCCAATTGATACAATGAGGTTCTTTCCAGATTGGTTTGAGGAGATTGCTAAAAGATTTGATTTGAAAGTGGTTAGAAAGAGAATAAACAGAAAGCATATATTTTATATGTATAATAAAACGTGAAAGGTAGGTACAATAAGTGATCTCGTATATAGGCGGTAAGTCAAGGATAGGTAAATGGATAAGAAATTATATTCCAAAGAATATAAAAACGTATGTAGAGCCCTTTGGTGGGATGTTTTGGGTGTACTTCAATATAGATTTATCACCATATATTCATCTTGAGAATGTTGTATATAATGATTTCAACAGATTAAACACCAATCTCTTTAAATGCACAAGAGAGTATGATAAGTTATGGGATATATTAGATAGTGAACCATGTCAACAACGAGACATTGCTAACACTCCCAAAGAGCTAAGAGCTAAGTTCTTTGTGTATCAAAAAGAAGTATTCTCTCCAGACCTCATCATAACTGAAGAAAATAGATTTGATATAGCCAAGAAGTATGTATATGTTTTAACTCAGATATTCTCTGGCTCAAAGCCTGAGAAAGCAAAGTATATGGATTACAAGGGTAAGTATAAATGTAAGATGATAACATTTATGGATAAGCTCAAAAAACCCGCTTATAGATATCATTATGACAGAATAACACACACTGAGAACATGGACTTTGAGGATCTTATCAAGAAATATGATTCACCAACAACATACTTTTACTTAGATCCGCCATACTGGAAGACAGAGAATTATTATTCCAATCATGATTTTGATAGAAGTGATCATGAAAGGTTGGCAAAGGCTTTACAAAACATGCAAGGTAGATTTAGTTTGAGTTATTATAACTTTGATTTGCTTGAAAATTGGTTTCCAAAAGATAAATATATATGGGTGACAAAAGGTTTTACTAAAGCTGCCGCCGCGAGGAAAGGTGTCAAACAAAACAAGAGCGAAGAGCTTTTAATAATGAACTATTAGGAGTAACAATTATGAGATTAGAAGATTTTTTAATAAACGAAGATGCTAAAACCGATTTTTATGAAACCGCCGCAGTAATAGGTGTTGTTTGTAATAATTCTCTAATTAAAGATATTGATAAGGTATTAAATGATACTAAAAATGTTGATGAAAAACATTTAAAGGGAACTTTAGAAAAAACCAAATCTTCTATAAAAAGTGGGTATGATTGGAATTCTAGAGGAGTTGATTTAATTAAAAAACTTACAGTAAAAGATTTGAATAAAATAATTGATTTATTTTCACTTATCAAAGGCATGCATACTTTTATGAAGAAAGAAGGTAAAAGTATGGTTGGTTCTAATCCATATTTTATTCATAATCAAATTGATGCATATTATAAGGTAGAAAAAGAAGTATTAGGTAAAATTCAAGGAGCGAAAGCTAACACAGCAGATACAATTATCTGTAATGTAAAACCAGACTCTTTATTTACTGCTATGAAAGAACAAAATATAGAACCAGATGAATCACTTAGATATATAAAAGTCGGTAAAAAAATAAAATATATACAAGTATCTTTGAAAAAATCTGAAAGCGGTGCTCAACTTGGCAAAATAACTACATTTTTAAAGAAAAATCTTGGTTTTGGTAGTGATACAAAAACGGCTGTATCTGCTCTTACAGATTCAGTAAATTATTCAAAATTGTTGAATGAATGTGGTTTTATTGATGAAGGAATATGGGATAAGGTAAAATCATTTGCAAAAGAAGTATGGAATAAAGTAACAACGGCTGTAAAAAAAGTTGTCAGTCCTTTTCTTAAAAAATGGATAGGTGTTTTTAAATCTAAACCAAACAAAGGATATATAAATGATTTCTTTATAGATTCTGGTACTAACATTACAGAAGGAACGATTAATATAAAACAACAAAAAATAATTGATAATATTTCTTCAAATGCATTGAATGCATATAAATCTGTAAGTAATCAAATACATAAATTGATATCTGAATCTAGTACAGATGATACAGTATATTGTAATTTAGTTGGATTGATAAAACCAAAGAAAAAATTTAAAGGTAGTCCAAGCACCGCTGTGTTTACACTTATAAGTAATTACTTAACTTTGAAAACTCTTATTGATATGGTAAAGGATAATAGAAGCACTGCTGTTGTTGTAAATAGATTAATTGCTGAAATGATGTTTGGTGGAACTAAACTTCCATTATGGAAGGTATATGGTGATTATGGTGATGGACATGCTTATGTATATTTGGGAACAATAGATACATTTGTAAAAGAAAAGAAAACTAGAAAGAAGATAGAATTAATTGGTATAAATATAAAACCACAAAATGATTACTATACTATAACAGTTATGATGTTAGAAGGTGTGTATAAAGAAGGCAAAAAATATGTTCAATTAAGAACTGGTACAAATAGTTCTAGTAATATAACATTTATTTTTGAAGGAACATCAGTAAAGGGCCCATTTGATTTGAAAACTAATATGTCAGAAATTATATGATAAAGGAGAGTATGTATTATGTTTATTGTACATGAGAATTTTAGAAAGTTCGATGAAAATGATAATTTTGCAACAGATACAAAATGTGAGAGTTGTAAAAAGGCGGCGGAACAATACATATACATTACTAATGGTGTTTACTGCAAAGGTTGTTTAACAAGAGCAATTGAAACACTAGACAAAAACTTCATGAAACATTGTGAAGATGATTGGAAGAAAAGGTAGGAGGGGGTAGATAAAATGGTTGACTTTGAAAAGTCGTATGAATTTGTTCTTGATTATGAAGGTGGGTATACTAATGACCCTATTGATAGAGGCGGAGAAACCTATAAAGGTGTAGCTAAAAGATACTCAAAAACATGGGCCGGATGGTTACTAATAGATAATATGAAAAACGACCCAACGTATGGTTTCCCAGGATGCCTCAAAAATAACATAATACTTGATCAGTTAGTAAAGAAACATTATAAAGAAAAATACTGGGACCCATTGTCATTAGATGATATATCAAGCCAAACTCTGGCAAATGAAATGTTTGATATTTCTGTAAACATGGGTTGCCATAGAGCCGCAAAATTTCTACAGATTGCTCTAAATGCTTTAAATAGAAATCAATCACTATATGATGATGTAGTTGTTGATGGTAAGATTGGTAACAAAACAATTGAATCTTTAAAAATATATTTTCTCAAAGATACCTCAGAATACTTGGTAAAAATTATAAATATATTACAAGGGAATCATTATATTAAATATATGAGAAAATCCCCAGAACAAGAAAGATTTGCCAGAGGGTGGTTAAATAGAGTTGTTTTAATAAAAAGTAAAATGTAAAGAGGTGAGCAATGGAACAAAAAAGTGTAATATTGTTGGGTTATGATGGATATATCGGAAATGCCCTTATACAAAGATTACTAAATTCCGGATACAAAGTTTTCGCAGTTGATAGTTATATGAGATCGAAATGGATCAGAGAGGACATGCACTCAATGTCCGCTACAAGAATCGATCCACACAGAAGACATTTTTTAAGACCAATGGGTAATGTATCATTTTATGAATTTGATATAGTTAAGAATATAAAAGCCCTAGAATATATGATAGAGAAAAGCAATGCTAGCATTGTAATAAATCTCGCACATATACCTTCCGCAGCATATAGTCAAAAATCCCACGAACATGCTAACATAACATTAATAAATAATATAATAGGAACCAATAACGTTCTATGGTTAATGAAAGAGCATTTACCAGATGCTCATTATATAACTATTGGAACCACAGGCGAGTATGATCATTATTCTAACATAACAATACCAGAAGGATATTGTAAGGTTAGATCAGATGGACGTACATCAAATGAGATGATTTATCCTCGCCGTCCTGGTTCTATATATCATGTAAGTAAAACAGCATCAACATATCTAATTGATTTCTTGGATAGAGCATGGAATTTAAAATGTACTGATATAATGCAATCTATTGTCTTTGGTATGTATACTGATGATATAGATAAATCTAAACTATGGAGTAGACTTGATAGCGATGAGGCCGGTGGTACAGTTATACATAGGTTTATTATACAATCTATTCTTGGAGAACCACTTACTATATATGGTGAAGGCAATCATCAAAGAGGATTTTTATCACTAAATGATAGTATTCAAGCATTAATGATTGCTGTAAATAATAAACCCAATGTTGATAATAGAGTTCAAGTATGGAACCAATTATCAGAATGGCACTCAATGAATGATATTGCTGATATGGTAGTTGAAGTTGGTGACAAATTTGAGTTGGATGTTAAAAAACAGCATATAGACTCACCAAGAAATGAGTATACAGGTGATCATTTTTATAACTACAAAACAGACATATTAAAAAATTTCGGATACAAACCAACTAGAACAATAAAACAAGAAATAGAATATATGTTTGAAAATCTTCTACCAGATAAGAAAAGATTAGAGCCTTTAAGAAGTGTTATTATGCCAAAAATAAAATGGAGCTAATAAATTTGTGAATAAACCAAAGATTCTAATAATATCCGATGTATATGGATGGGCTTGGTATATAAAATCTTTACAAATAAAAAAACATTTGTTAAATGTTTTTGAAATAGATATAATATGGACAATAGGAAAAGATAAGACTTCCAAAATTCCTCTTAACTATGATGCGTATTTAACATATGGTTACTCATATATTGATTTATTAAAATCGATTCCTAAGAATAAAAACTCAACAGGAGTAACCGCTCATAGAGATAAAAATCAAATGCCCAAAGTTATTTCAAAAATAAAACAAGCTAAATACATTCATGCTAATTCAATGTTATTATATAATGAATTAGAACGATATAGTATTGAAAATATATATTACCTACCGAATGGTGTAAACGAAGAACTATTCAAAGAAACAATTCCAATCCCAGTTAGTAATGATATTGTTATTGGTCATGTTGGAAAGAAATCCAATCGCAAAGGTCAACAAGAATTTATAATCCCTTCAATAAAAAAATCCCAAGCAGATAGTGTCATTCATTTTAATAAATATAGTAATGCTATACCACATAATAAAATGAATGATGTACATAATTCTTATGATATTTTCATTTGTGCATCTTTGGAAGATGGCACGCCAAATGGAGCATTGGAAGCAGCAGCTTGTGGTAGACCAATTTTATCTAATAGAATCGGTAACATGCCAGAGTTTATAGAAGATGGATATAATGGATTTCTTGTAGAAAAGGAAATTAAAAATTATGTGAAAAAGATTAAATGGTTTAGATCACATAAAAATAAAATGATTGTAATGGGCATGAATGCTAGAAAGACAATAGAAGAAGGGTGGACTTGGAAAATTCAATCAGAAAAATATAAAAAAATGTTTTGGGATATGGTAAATGATAACTAAATCACAATTTAAATCAAAAAGAAAAAAAGGTCTAAAAATATGTATTCTAGGTAACACAGGTAAAGATCCCATAAATGCATATAGTTGGTTTGTCAGAACAACAACAGATGGTATGAGAAGAAATGGTCATGAAGTAGTTGGTATTGATTGGAAGTCATATTCTACAAATGAAATATCAGCAAGTCTAAATTTATATAAACCAGATATTTTATTTACACATATGACGTTTCATTTTCAACATCCCGTAGGTAACATATTAGAATTGTTTGAAGATTTAAGAAAAAAGTATAATACTATAATTGTGCATACATTACAGGATGCTATAAAAAATCCTCGTTATAGGTATGATATATCAGAATCTTTTGATTTAGCTCTTGTGAGTCAAACAACAAATCTAGAGAAATTTTCTAAAATATGGAAAATAAAAACATTCTATTGGCCTTATTCTTCTATGTATCAAGAAAAAATGGCAGAACCAGATCAAGAATATTATTTCAATGCTCCACTTTTTACTGGAAACCCTGGCATACATATAGATAGAAAAGCATTTATTAGAGCACTTCAAAGTATAATGCCTATATATATGATAAAAACAAAAGGAGAAAAAGATTTAAGAAATAAAACACCAGAAGTGTCAGCATCGACATCCTGTATTCTTGGTTTATGTACAGGATATGATATTGATGGATATATAGATGTAAGACCATTTCAATACTTAGGCGCCGGTGCGTTTATGATAAACAGAAAATTTAAGAATCAAGAGAAATTTATTCCAGATGATTTATATATTCCATTTTATAATTATGATAATCCAGAATTAGTAAAAGAACTCTACATGGAATGGGAAAGCAAACCTGTGGAAAAACAAAAGATACAAAGAAAAGCATTTAAATATATGCAAAAACACAATAATAACATAATAAGATGTAAACAAGCATTAGATTATATAACGGAGGCGATTTAATGAAAGCCGTTCTATTAAGTGATAAAAAGACAGGATCAACATTTACACAACACGCTATAAGTTCTCACCCAGATATAGAATGTTATGATGAAATGTTTATGAAAAAACATGGTAATAGAAAAAGAAGAGGACAAATTCTTTATAAAACTATGAGAAAAGAAAAGAAAATGAGTGTAAATCAATATCTTCAATGGATATATGAACAATCTTCAAATGCTTGTTTTAGATTGATGTATCCACATGATATTTATTATAATGTATTACCAGAAATTATGAGAATGAATATTCCTATAATACATCTTGTTAGAGAAAATCATTTTAAAAAAGTTATATCAAATTATACCTTAGGCAAAGTAATGAATGAGAAGATAGATATAAAACCCAATGCTCTTATTTCTGGTATAAAGGTATCAATAAATAGTTTGAATAAGTATGAGAAAAAACTTAAAGGATACCCACATGTCTTTAAGATAAAGTATGAAGATATGATAGAATCTGTGGACGGCGAGATAAATATGAAGAAAATAAAAAGACTTGGTGGTTCAAATATAAAATCTAATGTTGTATCATATATGAATAAAGACTATTCAAAAATGATATGTGATTTATTTGGTGTTGAATATAATGATCTATATTCCAATGTCACAAAGAAAAATAAAGAAGATGTATTTGATTGCTTGATTCATAAGAAAAAAATAAGAAGAGCTATGAAAAGTCATAAGCTTGATTATTTTCTGGAGATATAATGAATATAATAAACACATACTTTACAGATGGATTTATAGGATGGGGGAAAGTTTTTATTAAATCATATACACACCATCATGGTAATAAAGATAAAATGGTTGTTTTTACTTGTGATTTAAATAATAAACAAATAAAAAGTTTATATAAAATTCGTGATAATATAGAGATAAGGAATGAGTATATTGATTTTGAAAAAATATCTAAAGAAATTAATATAAGTAAAAGTTTGTTATTGAATTATAAAGAACAAACAGAAAAAAATAAAGCTAATATGGCAAACAAAATATGGAAAAATTTAATAGCTGATGATATGAGAATAAAATCTATATTCGGTTTATTAAATGAAATGAAAGATAATGATGTTTTGTTTCATGCAGATGCTGATACATGTGCTATTAATAAATTTGATGGATTATTAGAAGAATCAGAAAATAATGATTTTTCTACAATATTTAGAATTAATAAACAAATAAGAAGGAAAGGTAAAGTATTCCGTCCAAATAGAGCTGTTTTAATGTGTGTTATGGGGTTTACAGTAAACGATTATTCTAAAGAATTTATGAAAAAATGGATTTATTATATTGACAAAACTCCTTTAGTTGATAGAGGAAAAGCACATGGACAGAAAGCCTGTTATTATGCTCACAATGATATGAAAAAAAAAATATCCTAATTTTAAATGGGGTCAGTTTAGAGATAAGAAACAAAAATTATGGATAAATGCTAATAAAGGCTCGAAATCTGTTAGTTTAAAAAAAGGTCAAGATTATTTAAAGAAATTGGGTATTGATTAATATGAAATATTTTTGTCTATTTATAGGGCCAGGGAGAAGTGGTCATAGTTTAATAACAGCTATATTAAATGCACATCCAAATGTTTATATTTCTAATGAACTTGGTTTATTTAAAGATGGTGGTTTTTATGCAAGTAATAAAAATACAATAGTAAATAGAGTATTAAATAAATATGAAAAAAAGAAAAATACATTGACTATGGGTAAATATAAATACGATATTAAAAAAAAACGGAAAGATGGTGATATTATTGTTATAGGAGACAAACATGGTAATAATACATCAATGAATTTAAGTAGAAATTTTAATAGGTTGAATGAATTTAAAAAAAACATAAAGATTCCAATAAAATATATACATTCAGTAAGAAACCCATTTGATCAAATAACAACAGAATCAATAAGAAGAAGTTTATCAATAAATGTGCTTATAAAAAGATATGGTATTATAATGAATGTTGTTAAAAAAATAAAAGATAGTAGTGATCTATTAGAAATTAGTCATGAGGATATTATAAAATATAAAGATCGTGAAATAAAAAGACTTTGCACTTTTTTAGAAGTAGAACCTTTTGATGATTATATTAAATCATGTACCGATGTTATATATGATAAACCACATCTTAGTAGATTTAAAAGGAAATGGAGTAATGAACAAAAAAATAGAGTAAACAGTATAATACAAAAGTATGATTTTTTGAGCAAATACAAATTTGAGGAGTAAAATGAAACAATATATTTCAAATACTAATATATGTACATCTGAATGGATAAAACAGGATATAATAAAACATTTGGAGAATAAGAAACCATTTTCTTTGGTTAGATTTGGTGATGGTGATTTAAAATTTTTAAGTTGTTATATTAATTTAGTTAAATCTGGTACAGATTATGTAAATCTAAATAAATCTAAATTACCTAGATGTGTTTGGAAGGGGTTTCATCAAGGTGTAACTATAGATAAATTTGAATATGTATGGAATATGTATAGAGATGTATCAAATAGAGCTAATTATATATCTTCGTTTGATTTGTATAAAAATAGAAAACAAGGTGAAGGTAGAAAATTATTACAAAAATGGAAAAATTATTATTATAAAGAACTTGGTATAGTTAATAATAGTTATTGTGATACAGATGTCGGTTTCTTTTTATTTAATGATATGAAACTTTTTGATTTTATAAAGAAAAATAAATTAAGAATTTGTTTGGTTACTTCTTTAGATGATACATTTGAACAATTCAAAAAGTATAAATTAAATTTTGGTATTTTTAAAATACCTCAAGCAAATAAAATTAGAAATAAAGCCGGTATAAGAGGATTTATTAGAAATGTACCAAAAGAACAATGGCATATTGGACAACATGAGAATGTAAAAGAAAGACTAATACAGGAAACAAAAAACTTTGATATATTTTTTGTAGGTGGTGGTATGTTGGGTAGATCATATACTGATTTAGTAAAAGAACATGGAAAAGTGGGGCTGGATGTTGGTAAAATGATGAATTATTGGGGGCATGGTCGTATACCTAGTAGACTCAATAAAAATCAAAGTAAAGTATATGCTAAAGATGAGTTTTTAATAAAGATATCAGAAGGAAGAAATAGAGAGGCTATCGGATAAGTATGTTAGAAAATAAAAAAATCTTAATAATGGCATCTCATACTGATGATGGCGAACTTGGTTGTGGTGGTACTATTAAAAAAATGACAAGAGCTGATATAAGATACTATAATAAAACAAAATGGAAAAGTTGCTGTTGATTTAGGAAAAATGGTTAATTATTGGATTACTGGTAGAATTAATAAAGGTGATATTATTCCAAAAGATAAATTATTTATAAAAGTAAATAATAGAGTTGGTGAGGTGTATGGATAATATAGATGTATTGATGTTAACATTTAAAGATTTATCTAATACAGGATGGAGAATTAGTAAGTGTCTTGAATTATTGGGATTGAATATTAGATTTTTTAAAGGAAATAGTCATATAAAATATGTGGAAGAAGGGGAAATCTGTCAAATGAAAAGAAATAAAAATTCCTCCTTTCCACTTGCCTTTAAGTGTAAAGAATTAAAAGACTTAGCTGAACAAGCAAAAGTAATACATTTTATAGCGGGTAGTTTTGTTGATACAGGTGTGGATTTATCTAAAAAGAAAGTTATTATACAATATGGTGGTCGGCCATATATGACTGGTAATCAAAGAAGAAGATGTAATAGATTTTTTAACAATATTGTTGATGCAACTATTATACAATATCCAATGTTACTTGGTCATGGTGCAAAAAATGAGCATTTAATATATTATCCTGTAGATACAGATCTCCTACAACCAGAATATAATAGAAGTAGTGAAAAAATTATTATTGGTCACTTTCCATCAAATCCAAGGGTCAAAGGAACTGTGACTATTCTAAAAGTTATAAATGAATTAGAAAACGATGAGAAATATAAAGATAAATTTGAATATATTGGTAAGAGAGATTTGAACAAAAAAATGGTTGGATGGTCAGATCATCTTGAAAAATTTAAAGCTTGTGATATAGTAATAGAAACCGTGAAATCTACTTTCAAAAAAAACAAGTTTGGTGAATGGGGCAACACTGCTTTGGAGGCCGCATCATTGGGTAAAATAGTAGTGACGAATTCTATACGAGATAATATATATCAAAAAGAGTATGGTAGCAATGCATTGCACATATCTAATGATGAAAATCAATTAAAAAAACAACTAATAAAGCTTATAAATATGAATGCTGATGAGATTAGAGAAGAAAAAATAAAGTCTAGACAATGGGTAGAAGAAAAACATAGTTTCAAATCAACATCTAAAAGACTATGGAATAAAGTATATAAAGGATTAATATGAAATATTTAGTAACTGGTGGAGCTGGATTTATAGGAAGTCATTTATGTGAAGAGTTATCTAAAGATGGTCATGAGGTTGTTAGTATTGATAATCTTGTAGAAGGAAATACAGGAAATTTTGAAGGTTGGTGGAACCCAAATACATGTACATTTGTTGAAGAGAGTGTTTATAACTTAGATAGTATATTACCTTATTTTGAAGGAGTTGATGTGGTTTTTCACAATGCCGCATCAAAATGCTTGGTGTGCAGAGATGATCCATTTAAAGATTTGATGAGCAATGCAAGAGGTGCATGGTGTGTATTTGAGGCGTCAAGACTTGCTGGGGTAAAGAGAGTTGTGTATGCATCTACTGGTTCCGTATGTGATGGAAAACCTAAGTCATATTATGGCGCAACTAAATATGCTGCTGAATCTTATCTAAATGCTTTTAAGTGTTACTATCCAGAATTTAATTATACTATTTTGAGATATTTTCATGTATATGGTTCAAGACAAACACTCTTGGGTGTCATTCCATCATTCATTACTAATGTTTTAAACAAAGAACCCATAATAATCCAAGGCACAGGGGATCAAGAAAGAAGATTTACAAGCGTTAAAGATATTGTTAAAGTTAATAGATTAGTTACTATGAAACCATATACTTCTAATAAAGTATTCAATGCTGTGTCTGATTATAATATAAGTATTAAGAATTTAGCTTTGAAAATATATGATTTTATGGGAGTAAAACCAAATATAATATATGATAACCCAAGACCAGATGATGTTATGAATTTTGATAATATATCAAATAATGAAACAAAAGAACTTGGTATAGAATTTATGAATGATTTTGATAAAGGTCTTAAAGATACTATAGATTGGTATATAGGATATAAAAAATGAAAAAACATAAAAATTATAAACTTTGGAATAGTCTTCTCAAGAAAGAATGGAATAAGTTTTTAAAAAAAGGCCCGAAAGGTAGATTTTCACATAATGGGCATAAAGTGGCTGAATGGTTTGGTAAAACAATAATGTCAAGGTTTAGAGGTAAGATACTTGATATTGGATGTGGTGTTCTTCCATTACCAGTTTATATGAACTATTCAAAAAAATCAACTTGGTATGGTATTGATCCATTGGGTAAGGATATTAAACGAGATTTTAATTTTATTCATGGCACTTCTGAGATCTTACCATATGATGATGAATTTTTTAATGTAGTTATTTATGCCACTTCTATAGATCATTTATTAGACGTATCATCATCCATAGAAGAATCATATAGAGTTTTAAAACAGTCAGGTCATATAATTATATGGACTGGATTAATATCAGAAGAAAGACATCAAAAGTGGGAAGAAAATGGCGAAGCTGTAGATAAAAGTCATATTCGTGGATTTACAAAAGAATCATTAGTTCAGTTATTTAATAAATGTGATCTTGTAGATTATCTTATAAATGGTGTAAGTCATGTATTAATATTTAAAAAGGAGAATAAATAAATGATAGGAATTACTGGTGGATGTGGATATATAGGAATGGCGTTAGCTGAAAGAGCTATAAAAGAAGGATATAAAGTTAGAATAATTGATAAGAATATCAAAGGACTAATGGATGATCGTATAGAAATTGTTGAGGGTGATATAACAAATAAAAAGGATATAGATATATTCTTAGATAAAATAGATTTTGTTTTCCATTTGGCCGCTCAATCTAATGCTAGAGAATGCAGTCATGATATAGAGCACAGTTTAAAGTTAAATACATTATCAACAAGATTATTGCTTGATGGTGTTAAAGATTCCAATATATCTGGATTTTTATTCTCATCATCTATTGTTGCCTTATATGGTGATCCGGAGTATATCCCACTAGATGAAAACCATCCTATAAAGCCTGTAAATGATTATGGTGTATTGAAGAGATCATCAGAATTATTTTGTCAATCATATTACAGATCATTTGGTGTACCGACAGTTATACTAAGACAATCAACTGTGTATGGCCCATCGCCTTCAATGAAGTATGATTCCGCTATTCATAATTTTATTCTCAAAGCAATAAATAATGATAAAATAATTGTGTTCGGAGATGGGAACCAAAAGAGAAATTTCTTATGGCTTGGTGATCTTGTAGATACATACATAGAGATTTACAAAACAATGAAAGAAAGTAGAAATATTGCTGGTGAGATATTCAATGTATGTGGGCCTGATGAGTTTACAATAAGAGAGATAACAAGAAAAATAAGTAATATAAGTGAATCGGATCTAAAGAAGAAACCAGATATAAACTTCACAGCACTATTGAATGAATCGATGTCAAGAGAGTTAAAAATATCTAATGATAAATTATTTGAAAATGTTGGTATAAGACCATCAACAAAAATAAGAGATGGTCTTGAAATATTGTTTGATTATATAAAGGAGAATAATTAATGAATAACGTAAAAGTATCATTCCCAATAGTTGATGATAATGAAATAAAAGCTGTAACGGATGTATTGATGTCTGGTATGTATACATCTGGTAAGAATGTAGATAAGTTTGAGAAAATGTTTGCCGAATATATTGGTACCGAATATGCTGTGGCTTGTAATTCTGGGACATCTGCTATTCATCTTGCCTTGATATATTTGGATATTGGATTTGGGGATGAGGTTATAGTCCCATCCATGTCATTCTTTGCTACGGTCTCGCCAATATTAATGGTCGGTGCTAAGCCTATATTTATTGACGTAGATAAGCAATGTAATATCAATGTAGAACAGATTGAAGAATGTATAACATCTAATACAAAGGCTATAATGCCTGTTCATTTCTATGGTATGCCCTGTAATATGGATGAGATTGTTCACATTGCTAACAAATATAATATACACATAATCGAAGATTGCGCTCAGGCACATGGTGCTAGTCTTAATGGTAAAGTGGTTGGGTCTTTTGGTGATGCTGGTTGTTTCTCATTCTTTGCCACAAAGAACATGACTACAATTGAAGGTGGAATGATAACAACTAACAACAAAAGAATGTATGAGCTGTTGAAAAAGATCAGATCACATGGTATGACTGATCGACATACCCATACATATCTTGGTTATAATTATAGAATGAATGAAGTATCAGCAGCTGTTGGGATCGAGCAATTCAAAAAGCTTGAATACTTTAATGAGAAAAGAACAGAGAATTCATTGTATATATATAAGAGCATAGATAAGAGATATCAATTATATGATTTAAGTCAATGTGAAGAAAAACGATGTGTGTTCTTCTGGTGCCCTATAGTTACTACTAATAGAGAGGCGTTTTTAGATCATTTGAAAGAAAAGAAAATTGGATTCAGACATCGATACAATTATCCATTATATAGACAGCCTATATTTAAGAACGAGTATAATGATTTGAATTTAATATTATCTGAACTTTATAGTAAATCTGTTGTTGGTCTTCCAAATCATCCTGTCATGACTCAAGAAGAATTAGATAGAGTTGTTGATGCTGTCAATACATTTAAAATATGAATGACTTGACCATTATAGGGTCCGGCGCTCAGGCAAAATATGTCCTGGAGATATTATCACCCAATACTTCTTCTATATCAATACTGGGCAATAACAAAGATCATATAGGTAAGTTTTTATATGGTTGTAAGATATTGGAGTACAATGAAGATCATATAAAGAAAGCGAAACGTGTTTTTATAGCTCATGGTAATAATTCTGTAAAGAGGGAAATATACAATTCTGTAATTTCTTTGAACTCAAATGCTGTCTTCATAAACATTATACATGAAAAGGCGTATATTTCTTCAACATCCAATATATCAAATGGAGTTCTCATAAATCCATTTGCTGTTATACAGCCATATGCTAAAATAGGGTTTGGCTGTATGATACATGCTGGTGTTATAATAGAACACAATGTTGAGATAGGTGATTTTGTAAATATTAGTCCAGGTGTTAAGATTGCTGGTGGTGTAACTGTGGGTGATGAATCATATATATTCACAGGAAGTAATATTATACCAAATATAAAAATAGGTAAGAAATCTATAGTTGCAGCTGGATCAGTAGTAACCAGAGATGTTTTTGATAACACAATGGTTGCTGGGTGTCCTGCTAAAATAAGAAAGGTATTATGATAAAATATCCTATAGAAAATATACAACAAAGTATATCATCTTTTAAATATCCAATAATAGATAAAAGTACAAAGATATCTTCTATGGGTAGTTGTTTTGCTAGAAATATAAAGGATTATTTTATAAGCAATCATTATAATTATATAAAGACGGAGAAAAGTAGTCAAGGATTTTCTGCAGCATGGGGTAGAGTATACAATACAGCATGTATAAGACAAATATTTGAATATAGTTTTGAAAATTTTGAACCGTGGCAGAGATGGTGGATTAAAAATGAAAAGCCTTTTGATCCATATAGAGATGATACAGAAAGTAGAGATATTAATAACGTGAGAGTTGGGTGGGAAAGTCATGTAAAACAATCCCATAAAGCTCTTACTTCTTGTGATGTTATCATCATCACTCTTGGTTTAACAGAAACATTAATGGATACAAGAGATCGTTATGTATTCTCAAAGAATGGTATACCAAATCCACAAGATGCTGATATAAATAATTTTAAATATCATAATAGAACACATAAAGAATGTTTATCAGATTTAGAAAATGTTGTAAGAATATTAGCCAATCATAACTTTAATTGTAAAATTATCTTATCTATATCACCAGTTGCTTTAGGATATAGCTTTAGAGAAGATATTGATGTATATAGTGCAAATATTGCCTCGAAATCAACACTACGATCTGTTGCAAATGAGTTAACAATGAAATATAGTCATGTGTTTTACTTCCCATCTTATGAGATATTTAACTACTCTGGAAAACTAAAAAAAGATATGAGGCATCCAACTCCCAATTCTATAAAACAAATAATGAATTCGTTTGATAAAATGTTTGTGATATGAAAATAGTCTTAATAACAAAATCAAATAAAAATATCTATAATAGTAGGATCAATATAGATTTCCTCAAAAAACTTGCCCCGCTGTGTGATGAATTTCATGTAGTCAAATCATTTAACAAAAAAACAAAAAAACTAATTGTCAATCCAGAAGAAGTATATAATAAATATAGACCAGATGTTATAATGTGTCATGCACAAGCAAATTTACTTGATGGATTTTTCAAGAATATACCATGTGCCAAGGTTATAATATCTGTTGACTTTTGGAAAATTATAAAGAACAACAGATCAAGCTTTTATAAGAACAATAAATTTGATCTAGTTATTAACAGAGGTCATATAGAGGAGAAAAATAAAAAGTTTTTATACTCTCCTTCTGTTTGGCTGCCTTGGTCTGTGGATGAAAGTGATTTCTTTCCAGTAAAGAAATTCGATTCAAAGAAAAGAATAATAGGATTTGTGGGCACTAATACAAACACATATAAGATAAGAAATGCAGCTGTAAAAAAATTATCAGCTAAAAATCTTCTTGAAATTTATGGCAAAACTGTAGAAAAATATCCAAGGATTTTGAAGAAACATATTGGAATACTTACTTCATCTGAGATTGGTTTATTACATGCTAAATTGTTTGAAATCATGGCTAGTGGAACGGTGGCTTTAACAAATTCATTCAGAGATGAAGACAATATATTTAAGAATAAAATATGTTATGCAAAATTTGATAGTAATATGAGTGATATAGTTGATGTTTCAAGAGAAGTGATTAATAATATTGATATGAATAAAGAGATGTCTTTAAATGCTAGAGAAGAAGTCCTCAATTATCATACAGATGATATGAGAATAAAAGAACTATACAATCACTTAGACAATCTTTTAAGTGGTAAGTCTATTGAAAAGAAATGGGGATCATGATAAAAGACGATGTTATAATAGGTGAAAATTTTATTGTTTATGATGAAAGCCTTGTTAATATATATGGATGTGAGATAGGTGATAATGTCTCTGTGGGTAATTTTACAGAGATATGTAAGGATGTTAAAATAGGTAGTGGATGTAAAATACAGAGTCATTGTTTTATTTCTTCTGGTACCGAAATAGGCAATGATGTTTTTATTGGCCCGAAGACTATAATATTGAATGACAAATACCCACCATCAAGGGGTAAACATTGGATGAAAGTAGTTATAAAAGATCATGTTACAATAGGCGGTGGTGTTACTATTTTACCTGGTGTTATATTGAATAATTATTGTTTTGTGGGTGCTGGATCTGTGGTAACTAAAGACGTTGGTTATGATAAGACTGTTATTGGAAATCCAGCGAGGATAATGGAATGAAAAGATATGCTTTAATTGGTGCCGCTGGATACATCGCACCAAGACATATGATGGCAATAAAAGAAACTGGTGGTGAACTCGTTGCCGCTTTGGATATAAATGATTCGGTAGGTATTCTTGATAAATACTTCCCTCATTGTATCTTCTTTCTTGAGTTTGAGAAGTTTGATAAGTATTTGGAGAGACTAAAGAAAAGTGGAAAGGGTGTTGATTATATTGTTATATGTTCACCAAATTATTTTCACGATGCACATTGTAGACTGGGTATGAAAGCTGGTGCCAATATTATATGTGAAAAACCAACTGTCTTATGTCCTTGGAATCTCGATGAACTAAAGGATATAGAGCTAGAAACTGGTAAGAAAGTATATAATATTCTACAACTTAGACTACATCCCTCTATGATAGAATTAAAGAAGAAGATTAACAAGGATCAGAAGTATGTTGTAAACCTAGAGTATATAACACCAAGGGGGCCATGGTATGATATTTCGTGGAAGGGTGACGAAGATAAATCTGGTGGTATTTTAATGAACATAGGTATCCACTTTTTTGATTTACTGTCATGTATATTTAATAACAAGCTTGAAAAATATGAAATTGATATAGATACAAAATATACAAAATCTGGAAAAATATACATGAAAAATGCCAAGATAGATTGGTTCCTATCAACTAGTACAAAATATGATTCGAAATATAGGAACCTTACTATAAACGATGAAGAGATAAGATTTGATGATGTGTTTGAAGATTTACATACATCTGTATATAAAGATATACTTAATGGTGATGGATTTGTGATAGATGATTGTAGACCTTCTATTGACTTAATTTATAAAATGAGAAGTAATATAAAAATATGAGTAATACAATAATAACCGGCAGAGCTGGATCCGGAAAGACCACACTTGCAAAGGAAATAAAAAGTAGTTGTTTATATTATGGTACAATATGTGTTATACTTGATGGTGATGATGTTAGAATAGATTTCGATAATGGATATTCTGATGATGGAAGATTAGAACATATTATCAGAATGGGTAAGTTTACTAACATCTTAAACAGGCAGGGGTATAGTGTTATAATCGCCGCTATATTACCAACAGTTGAGTGGCGAAATAAACTTCGTGAAGTTATAGAAAAAGAAAGTGATTTGATATACATTCCAGGTGGTGGTTTATGGGAAGGAACTACTTATGAAGAACCAATAGATGAAGAGAATTATGAGATACGTGATTGGAGAAAGTATAAATGAAATGTGAAATAAAAATTGTGAAGAAGTGTAAGAGTCCTAAGATATTGGTATCAACTCCTTTATTACCAGGCCATAAAATAAGTAAAGTTACTAAAAAGACATTAAAGAGAAATGATATTGATTATGATTGGTTATCTTGTAGTGGTGATAATAACATACCAACTAATCATAAACTTTGTATGGAGTGGTACAAAAAGAATATAGGAGAGTTGCCACACTATACATTCTTTCTTGATAGAGACATTGATCTAGGTAGACATGCTCTTGATAGATTACATAATACTTTAAAAACCAATTCTTTTAGAAGTGATAAGATTATTGGATATGCTTATGCTTCTTTTAAATATACAGGATATGTGAATCATGATTTTCCCGCCATTCCATTCGATCCAAAGAAACTTCTTCAATCTAATTATATAAGCTCTAATTCATTGTATTGGACAGAAATTATAGAAAAAGTTGGGTTGGTTACTGATGATAAGTATAAAAGATTACTTGATTATTGTTTCTTTTTAAAATTAATATTATATAAATGCATTATAGGGGTGCCATGCCCAGAAGCTAAGTTTAAAGTTATTTCTACACCAGATGATATTTCATCTGGTGATAATAATGATTATATGATAAAAATGAAAAGAGTACAGGAGGATTTTATTATACCAATAATTAAAAAATATGGAAATTTATAGAATTATAAGTATAAAAAATAATAAATCATATATAGGTTTAACAACTAGAAATATGCGCATTAGAATAACAGAGCATTTTAAAAAATCTAATAAATCATTTCTATCAAAAGCTATAAGAAAATATGGTAAAGAAAATTTTGAATGGGAAATACTTGAAAAGTGTGAAAATATAGAAGATTTGCTTTTAGCCGAAGAATGGTATATTAGATATTTTAAAACTTTATCTCCTAATGGTTATAATGTTGAAGAAGGTGGAAAATGTGGTTCTACAAGAAATATAGTAAAAGAAAAAATAAGAAAAACAGTTTTAAAAAATCATGGATTTAGAGGAAAGCATCATACAGAAGAATCAAAAAGAAAAATAAGTGAATCTTCTAAAGATCTTTGGAAAAAAGAATACTATAGAAAAATAATGTATAAAATTAGAGGCAAAAATCATCCTATGTATGGCAAATATCATACAGAAGAATCAAAAAGAAAAATAAGTGAATCTTTAAGATTGTATTATAAATTTCTCTCACCTAATAATATTATTGTGAATGTTGATAGTAGTAATATTCAATATTTTTGTAAAGAAAATAATTTAAATTATTGTATGATGTTACGATTGTATAAGAATAAAATAGAACAGGGGCATCATAAGGGATGGACGGTATTAAAATAATTTTGTTAATTATTTGGTAATATTCAACTTATATAACATATTACCACAATCAAATATTCTGTTCCACCCATTGTTTATCATATTTTGCACTTCGGTCTTATTCTCATCAAATAATTCTAGTTTTCTATTCAAATCACTCTTTTTAAAATTGAACCTATGATATCGTTTCTTATTATTCTTAAAGTAAAAATAATTAGGTTTAGTAAATTTATCAAAATCAAAACCCAGAATATTATATAGATTTCCATAACTCCATCGTCTATCAGCAAAGCTATAAATACTTTCCACTTTATAATTTCGATAAAAATGTTTTAATAATTTTCCAGCAATTCCCACTACTCGCGTACTGGAACAAAATCTATTTAGCTCATAAATACCTTCACTACATTGGTCTTTTCGACCTTTTGATATGGATGGTTTACTAAATGTCATTACAGCGACTATTTTATTATTATGAAAAGCACCCAGCTTAATAGAACTACCTGTATATCCTTGGATATGATAATTCTCTACAAATTCTTTTGCTTGTTTGGGTAATATTTCTCTTATAATACACTTTCTAGCATACAGTGATTTATTCCATACACCCAAAATATTTCTTAGCCTATTTTTTACTATATTTTGTTTTGATATCCATTCATCTTCAAATATAGTTATCAGTTTGTATCCAGCCTCATTACATTTCTTTAACTTATTCAAATGATAGTTTTTAGACTTGCCATTTAGTTCACTATGCCAGTATAATCCACAATACTCTATTGCAATTTTTTTCGAACGAACAACTATATCCAATTCTTGTGGTTTTATAATACTTCTATTATTCCTTATAATATCCAATCCTAGCGATTCTATAAAATCACCTATTTCACGTTCTCCATGTGATGAAAATTTTGAGCATTCACAGCATCCATAAAATCCAGCTCTAAATGAATCTAATCTTTTTTCTTGAATATGTCCCTTATCACATTCGAACTTTATTACAGAACCACCCCTTCTACCTAATATCCTGTCTATATAAATATAACCATATTTATCACAAATTGATTTTAACTCTTCTATACTTATTGCCTCGCCTTCGGCAACTTTTTTTCTCGTTGTTATGTTTTTCATAGGATTATTCTTTGATAGCCATTTTTTCCTATCATTGTTCCATGATCTTTTACATGATTCAGATATTTTTACACTAACCTTTTCTTTAAATCCTTTTTGTGACCACATATTTTTAGCAGATTCAGATTGTTTCTTTTTTACAGTGGGTTTACTAGCTGTATTTTTGTTTCTACATGATCTACAAAATTTACTTTCATTCTGTTTTAAATAGTTTCTATACGTTTGTAGAATACCGATTTCACAATTCTCACAAGTAAACCAAATTTTCTTTTGTGATCCTTTTGTCAGTTTCTTTATATTACCAAAATCTTCTCTTCTTATTATCATTTATACCTCTAACATACCTACTCATTATACATATTTATATAAAGTATAATATATTTATGAATAAATGTAAACACTTTTGCATAAAAAAAGAGTATGAGATTAAATCCCATACTCTTTTTAACTACTCAACTCAGTTTATTAAGTTGGTAGGTTTGTTAATGTAACCTTTTGGTAATACTCACGTGCTCCAAATAGATGATTATGGATTGCATATCTACTCATCAAACCAATTGTTGGTTGGAATGAATTTTCAAAGACAGCTTTAGAAGCCATCAATTGAATATAAGGTAGATAAATTACACCAGTATCATACTCTGATGGTCCTTTATAACCAATTAGAAATTGGTCAGATGATTGGAATGTGTCACGATATACTGTAAGTCTTCCATCAAGAGAACCGATTCTTGATACTCCTGTTGGTGCTGTGTTAACATCACCAGCGACAGGTGCAATTGTGAAAGCCGAAAGGGATTCAAGTATTGCAACTGCTCTTGGATTACCAACAATCCAATTACCACTACCTCTACGAGTATTCACAGCGATGTCTTGACATCTACGAATAATGTAGTGGTATAGTTCACGATAACGTTCCATTTCCCAACGACCAGTTGCTAGGGCTGTTGTTGAAAACGACCATGTTCTATGATAACTTGATCCTTCCGATGTTACTGCAGTATCAATAGCTGTGATAAGTTCACGATCAATTTCTGCCGTAATTTCGTATGATAGAATATCCATCATTTCTTCTTCAAGGTCAAGACCATGCATAGCCTTTAAGTCTTGCGCGACCTCTGTTGACCAACGACTTCTCAACTTACGAGATTTCGCCTCAACTTGTGTTTTTTCCACGGTCATATTTACTTCACGGATATGAGTACCCGTTCCTAAACCAAGACCGATATCACTACCAACTACTCCAGTTGTTCCCGCAGCTGAACCAAGTGCTTCACCCGCCGATGTTACATAAGAACCAGAATAACTACTATCGAGAGTGTTATGTCCTAATTCTGTTGAGTTTTCTACATAATCACCTGCTGTACTACCCGCACGGAATCTCAGTGCGAAAGCAAGTCCAACTGGGCCTGTTAGTGGTTGAACACCAACTAGTTGATGTGCTACTAATTCTGGAAAAGTTCTTCGAACCATTGGAACGGCGATCTTTTGGAACACACCTGATGTCCCATAATTTGCACTACCAATTCCATCATCTGTACCAAATGCATCAGAATGTGTACCTACTGCTGTTTGGCCCCATCCAGTTGTTTCCATTAGCCAGTTATGTTGATTCTCCAACATAATAGCTGTTGCTTTTTTAACTTTTGGTGATGTGATGGGTGATCCTTCATTCAGAACTCCTTCCCATTTTTTAATAAGGTCTTTTACGTCCATATTTGTTTCCTCCTACTTTATTGTGTTTCTTTAAATTTTATTTTCTTTTAATATTTTTACATATTGATCCATTACACTTTCATAAGGACTCTTTGATTCGTCTTTTTTCTCGTCATCTTCATCCTCATCTTCGTCGTCATCTTTTTTCTTTTTCTTTTTCTTATCGTCATCCTCGTCGTCGTCATCCTCTTCTTCGTCTACTTTACCCTTACCTTTTTTCTCATCTTCGTCATCTTCATCCTCGTCATCTTCTTTTTTCTCTTTTTCTTCATAAGCTTCAAGAATGATATCGAATTTTTTGTCAATCTCAGATCTATCTGTAACATTATCTAACATTTCCAAAACATATGTTTTTTGTCCTTCTGTAAGGCCATCGCATTTTCTTCTTAGATAAACTTCTGAAGCCATTTCTGAAGCATCTTTACGAATCTCAAGATTTTCTTCAATACTCTTATTCATCTTTTCGCGTAAACTAAGAATTTCTTCCTTTGCTTCTTTTAGAAGTCCTTTTGCTTCTTCATCCAGAAGACCCTCATCAACACTCAATCTAATTTTAAATTGTTCGATCAAGTCATGATAAAGCTCGCCTTTCTTTGCAAATTCAATAACTTTATCAGGAATAGTTAGTTCCTCATCAAGAACAGAATCTACAAAGTTGGAAAATTTCCCTGTAATTTCTTCCTTATACTCTTCAAACTTACCCTCATAGGACTCGACCAGTTTGTCTTTTTCCTCTTTGAGAATAACATTGACTTTTTCTTGTGCCTTTACTTCAATAAGTGTTTCGAGTTTTTCACTAATTTGTGTCTGTGTTGACTCATCCAACTTATTAGCACCTAACATTTCAAGAAGTTTATTCATATTTTCATTCCTCCTAGTATTTTTTTAAGAATCATATTATCTTCTTTACATTATTTATATATGTATTATAAATATGATACAAATACTCTATAATATAGTAATATTAAAGGTTTTGTTCTATTTTTTCTATCACTTGCCATATTTGCTTTGTATGATATTTTTTAGCATCTCTCATTGTTGGTTCTTTTTTAAAATACTCATCAAAAGATTTACCTTCATATATACCAGATACCCAACTCGGGCCATTTGAAGGATCTGTTACTAAATCCCATGTGATTAAATTAAAGTCTTCATTAACATAACCATCATCAGCAACAGTACCTAATCCTCTAGAACTAATACCCATATTACCTTCTTTTATCAATGTTTTTGCTATACCACCCATAGGCGTATCTAGTATCTTGGCTTTACCAAAAAGATTACCACCTTTCCACTCTAGTTCTGTGGTTAATATAGCTATTCTATCAGCATTGATTTCTGGTGTATTTGGATGACCGAGTTCGCCCCAAAGAGATTTTTTCTCTATCTTTTCATTGACTTTATCGACTTCTCTCTCAAGTATAGTCTTCTTATACTTACGATTGTTTGAATTAACTACTTCTGCACTAGAAAAGATTCCAGCTACATAAAAACTGTCATTCTTACTCTCGACTATATCAAAATCATATGATGTTTCTGTGATTAATTTAATACTCATGTTTTAACTCCCTTTATAATTATGCTGATGTAACGAGTTCTGTAAATGATGCACCAGTCTTTGTCGCGACTAGATTAAGTACAATAAATTCAGCGGCGATAGTAGGTTTAACATATATATCACACCACAGTTCGCCTCTTGATACACGTTCTGGTGTGTTGTTTCTATCATCACAAACAACTAGATAATCATATATACCCCTTCTAGATTTTATATCCCTCAAGAATGGTTCAATAAGATTTATGATCTGAATTCTTGTAAAGCCATCATTGGGTTCAAACAAGAAGTATTTCAAAGCAGTTGAAATTGATTTAGCTAAAATAATGAACAACCTTCTCACATTAACTCTATTAAATGCCGAAGATTTATCTAGCATGTTCTTTTGACCCCAAATAACTTTTCCTTGACCAGCGAAAGAAACGATTGCATTCAAGCCACTCTTATACAATATATCTCTTTGACCCTTCGTTGGATTCCAAGCTAGTTTTCTTATACTTGACAAGATAGCTCTGTTTAGGCCAGCGGGTGCAAACCAAGGATCTGAAACATTATCTGTATTCGCATAAATTCCAGCTACATGCCCCGAAGATGGTATCCATCTATACACGCCGTTCCATTTGTCATAAATATTAAGCCAATTGGCATATATAGCCGCATAACTTGAATTAATATTTAAGTTTAATGTAGCATGATTGCCTAATCTGAAATCTCTACAATCAGTAGTTTCGCTTCCTCTGTTATTTACAACTAATGATCTTGGAACATCCAGGACCGCCATACAATCTTTTCTTGCCTCACATATAGTATTTAATTCGTCTTTAACTGTTGTTGATTTACCAGCATCAATAAACATATTCACATCTATTTCCTCTGGATTCTGGTATAGATTATAACCAGCAATTATTTCATCATCAGTTATTGTTGTCCCTGCTGTTCCGCCTGCTAAAGTAACATAAGCATATGTGAAGAATGTTGAAAAATCAGTAGTTTCATGTGTCGATGCCAATTGCATTCTAATATAATCAGATGCTCTATTTATTATTGATTCACAGAATCGACTTTGGCCTTCATCATCAATCTCTGATGGATCTGTTGATGCTAGATATGTTTCAACAACACTAAAAGTTGTCAAAAGTGATTGCTTTGCAGCTCTTACAAGTACAAGAAACTGATAATCTGAATCAAATAGTACATCTGCTGCATCGATATCACTATATAGTTCTTCTGTTATTCCTATAGTAGCGGCATGTGCTGTTGTTGATAGTTCTGATCCCAATCCTGCTCTTACAGCATCGTAAACATCTCTACCAACTATAGCAACCTTAGTATAATTACCCCATATTCCACTATTACTAGCTATAACTGATAATTTTTCTGTTTCATCATCTCTTCCAGTACCGAAGACAGCAGTTTCATCACCGAATTCATCTGGATCTTCTGAATCAAAATCCTCTAAAGTATATGCACCGGCGGATGTTGCTGAACTATATGCTGACAATGATGCGGATACCGCCATTGTTCCATAAGCGCCAGCAAATGTCGCATCTCCGGACATCACTCTTGTACAGTAAAGAACCGATCCATATCTTAGAAATCCTGTAGCTGACAAAATATCTTCATATTCTGTTAATGTTGGTTCACCAAAGGTTTCTGTTAATTCATCTACAGAAGTGATTAACGTTTGTTTTTTCTCTGGCCCCTTCCATGTATTTTTTAATACAATAGCAGCAATCGATGTCGCGACAGCTATTATTGTTGTGGTTAAATCTAATTCATTTATATCAACCAGTGGTGAGAGATATAATGCCATATTCTATTCTCCTTTTTCTTATCTTCTTATATTATTTATACAAGAAGAAGCTTATTTTTGTATTCTTATTTCTATTTATATTCTTATTTATATTATTCTAAAGATTCAACTTCAAAATAATCATAATTAAAGTTTACCATGCTTTCCAACGATACATCACCTTCTCTTTGATTCATAGAAACTTCGCCCAAAGTAGTTGGCCATATCCCAACAAATTTAATCTTCATGATCTGTTCTCTAAAATTGTTCAATATAATCAATGATGCATCAACTTTAAAATTGATTTCTCTTTCGCCCATCTTATCTTTGTTATTACTTATATGCGCCATCCAATCAAAAAGAAGTTTCCAGTTATAAAAGTAATCATCAACCATGAAGTTAACCAACCATTGATCAAATTCTAGTGGCGCACTGGCGCCCTTGACCTTTGTATTTTGCCACATTTTTTCTTCTGAATTTATACTAATAGAAGGAATCACAGCACTAAAAATATTCATTACTAAAGGATCGCCATCATGCAATGATGCTTGTGTTGGTAGTACTGGAAATGCCAACATAAAGTTCGTTGGTGAACCTTTATTAAGACTTATATTACTATCACCACAAAGAGACATTATAATTAATTTCCTCCATTATTGTTTTAGTTTTATCATATGTTATCATTTAAATTCGTTATGCGTCATTATTGTAGAGTGCTGTTACTTGGCCTGCTGTTAGGGCTGTGTTGTATATTCTAAGTTCATCTATATCTCCATCGAAATAGTTATAACGATAAGGAGGATTAAACCAAGGATACACACCCACATGAAGTAGCTCTCGTTGGCCATCCGTGTACAACGACCCCCAGGTAGACATATCTAAAAGATATAACTTTCCATTATTAGAATCATTAGCAGCAGATAGTTCTGTTCCATTAAGATAAACATGAATATAATCACCCTCAACAAAACTAACTACAATGTGATTCCATCCTGTAGAGCCATTAGGGAGAGCATCTATATTATTAAATAATGTACCCGTAAGATAATTAACATAATTATAATGTCTTGTATTGTATCGAACATCAATACCACCAGCTGCATTTACGCTTAATCCAAACCTTGCTCTGAGTGATCCTAAATAACTATAAGAAGTACCTAAAATCGTCTCTTCACTATCAGGCTGACCATCAGGCATATTGATCCAAGTGGAAATACTAAAGCTACTCCTAAAGATAGTTTCCATCTCACTAAAAGTCATACCAACTTCAACATAATCATCAGATCCATCGAAATTTAAGGCATTATTTGTTGTTCCTGTTGTCCAATTACCATCTGTTATGTTATAAGATGTACCATCATATGAATTGACACTACTATCTGAAACCGACATTCCTGTCGTCTCGTCAAACTTATAATGAAGCACCATATCTGAATCGGATGGCATATTAGTTGGTGGTGTAACTGGTGGTATAACTGGTTCTGGCATTACCAAATCATCACCTCCTAACCCATCTCCAAATTCTTCCATTTTAGTTATAGTGTCACCATCTTCATCCTTCCATCCTATTATTAGATTTCTTTGACCACCGGCCGGTGCCGCTGATACCGTAGTCGATGAAAATGATCTCGATTCAAATACATCTTGATTGGTATAATAGCTAGTTACGATTCTGTCTATAACACCAGAATCTGAAATAGGCTTGAATAGATATGTCTCGACCAAAAAATCAAGAGTATAATTCAGAACTCTATAATCCTCATCAGCCATTTCGAGTGAAACTTCAGGCGTGCAGCTCTGAAACATAACTTTGATATCATATGTACAACCAAGCTCTGGTATATTCATTTTTATATATATGAAGGGATCAAAGAATGGTAAAACTTGCTCAAGTATTTGATCTATATCACTCATATGAAGTGACCATACATTTAATGTAAATGTTAGATTATATGGGATCGGTAGCAAATATCTAGAAGTAGTAAGACCATCAGTATCGGTTGTATTAGACATCTGGAAAGTAGAATTGGTTTTTCTTTCTGTTGCATAGTCTATTGATGAAATCCAGCCTGTTATCATTGGCAACATTTGATCGTCTTTTCTTTCATTCAACCAATACCAAGTTTTCTCTTTAACAGCAAGCTTTACGGGCACATCTATATACTTATCAACAGTTGATCCATCTCTAAGATATCTAACAACTTTAAGATCATTGAAAACATCCATGAATTGTATGATTGTCTTTCTAAATGCCTTATAGTAATAATAAGTTCTAGCCATTTTATTCCTATTTTATTTCTTCATATTAGCCATGAATTTCTTTATCAGCTTTTCTCTTTCTTCTGGCGAAAGTTTTTTACCGCTCTTTTTCTCCATAGCGGCTACCATTTTCTCAGCGCCTGCTTCACTTTCCATTACTTTCTTATATTCGTCATTGATACCATGTGTCCATTTAAATTGCTTATCTTTTTTTTCTACGATCACATCTATTTTATTCTTATCAACCTCAAGAACTTTTCTATAAGCCTCATTTACTTTTTCTTCTTGATCTTCGTTTCTATATACTGACATTATATCACCTCTCTCTCCCCTTTATTTGATTATAAAAAATTGTTAAAATGTTTAGTATTTATTTCCTCACATTCCATAGATTGATCCATCATAATCTAGTATTTCATCACTTTCGCTCTCTATGTATTCATTATCGCCATATGCTGTTAATGGATCTGAATTAGTATCCGGATCTAATGTTGGTGATGGATCTCTATTGAATGTTGTTATATCATTCGCTCCTACTATATTATCACCACTAGATTGTGATTGATCACTAAATCTAAATGGCTTCATAATGAATGACCATATTTGTTTATTCAAATGAAAAATATGTGCCTCTTCATCAACATCTACCAACTCATATGCTCTATTATTCCATATTGTTTTAATTACATCACCTGGTTTTGGGTGATATCCTGCAGAAACATCCCTTGTGAATGTAAATTTTGGCATCAAGGCATATTGTATTGACTCTTCTGAATGTATACCGAATCCTGTAGTCATTGTTGGTTCTTCTGTTACTTCATATATAATTTTTGTTCCAAATGGTGCCAAATAACTTGTGTTTACAGATTCACCATATAGATCATCCATTACTATATTTTCATCTCTTATATAATAGTTTACTTTTATACCAGCAATGTCGGTAAACTCAGATATATATTGCTTAAATAAATCTTGTTCAACATTACTAGCTATATCATATAGTTCCCACGCATTACCCATTTTTCAATATACTCATCTGTGCCTTCATTATTTTTTCTACTATACCTTCAAGTAACGCAACTCTTTGCTCAAGATCATTTTTTGAAGATTTTTTTTCATTGACCTTTGATTTTGTTGACTTTTTTCTTTGTACATATTCTTGCATTTGGGAATCAAATTCACTCCATGAATTATCTTCTTTTGATTCGCCTAGAGCTGTTTTTATTGAATCACCGCCGCCACCCATACCACCACCAGGATTATCTGGAGTTGGTTGTGATATTCTTATAGGTTTTGAAGCTGATCCACTTCTTAACATTTTATTATATGCTTCTGAGATTGCCATAATGTTTTTGTATTCCTCTGTTATTATTTATATTAAGTTAAATAAAAAATTAGATTTGTTGTTGTGTTTATATATTCTGGTTCTACTCTAACTGGGTTATTTACTATAACAAGAACTTGATCCAGTATTGTCCAATTTGCCTCAAGTAGATCTAATTGAATGGTATTATCAAAGTAAGCCATAGAGCTTGATGAACTAGACTCGGATGAAGAACTTTGACTAGATGAACTCGATGATTCGGAACTCGAACTCGATGATTCGGAACTCGAACTCAAAGAGCTTTGTGAGCTTGATGAACTCGATTCAGAACTCGATGAACTACTTGAACTTTCAGAACTCGATGATGACTCGGAACTTGAGCTAGATGACTCAGAACTCGAACTCGATGAGGACTCGCTTGATGAACTCGATGATTGTGAACTCGATGAACTCGAGCTTTGACTCGATGAACTCGATGATTGTGAACTTGACGAACTCGAGCTTTGACTCGATGAACTCGATGATTGTGATGATGATGATTGTGATGAACTTGACTCTGAACTCGATGAGGACTCACTCGATGAACTACTAGATTCTGAACTCGATGAACTCGAAGAGGACTCGCTTGATGAACTCGATGATTGTGATGAACTAGATTGTGATGAACTGGATTCACTGCTCGATGAACTACTAGATTCTGAACTCGATGAACTACTAGATTCTGAACTCGATGAGGACTCGGAACTCGATGATTGTGAACTTGAACTCGAACTTTGAGAACTTGAACTCGATGAGGACTGAGAACTCGATGATGAGCTTTGTGAACTCGATGATGAGCTTTGTGAACTCGATGAACTTAAACTCGATTGTGATGAAGAACTTGAACTTGAGGATTCACTGCTCGATGAGGATTCACTGCTCGATGAGGATTCACTACTTGAGCTAGATGAAGACTCGGAACTCGAGCTTGATGAAGACTCGGAACTTGACGAACTCGATGATTGTGAACTTGAACTCGATGAACTTTGACTCGATGAACTCGATTCGCTGCTCGATGAAGATTCGGAACTTGAACTCGATTCGGAACTCGATGAACTAGAACTTTGACTCGAAGAACTCGATGAGGATTGTGAACTCGAAGAACTCGATTGTGAACTCGAAGAACTCGATTGTGAACTCGATGATGCCGAACTCGATGAGGACTTACTACTAGAACTTCTAGAGCTTGAAGATGTTGAGCTTGAGGACTCACTACTTGAGCTACTAGATTGTGAACTCGATGATGAACTCGAAGAAGATTCTGAACTTGAGCTACTAGATGATTCTGAACTTGAGTTTGATGATGATTCTGAACTTGAGCTACTAGATGATTCTGAACTTGAGCTACTAGATTGCGAACTTGAACTTGATTCACTGCTCGATGAGGATTCTGAACTTGAGCTACTAGATGATTCTGAACTTGAGCTACTAGATGATTCTGAACTTGAGCTTGATGATGATTCTGAACTTGAGCTACTAGATGATTCGCTTGATGAACTACTTGAACTTTCAGAACTCGATGATGACTCTGAACTCGAAGAACTTGATGTTGAAGAACTCGAAGAACTCGTACTACTTGAGCTTGATTCTGAACTTGAACTTGATGATGCAGAACTTTGACTCGAAGATTCACTACTCGATGAGGATTCGCTCGATGAACTTGATGAGGATTCACTGCTCGAACTTGAACTTGAACTCTCAGAACTTGAACTTGAAGATCCACTACTCGATGAGGATTCGCTCGATGAACTTGATGAGGATTCACTGCTCGAACTTGAACTTGAACTCTCGGAACTTGAACTCGAAGATTCACTACTCGATGAAGATTCGCTCGATGAACTTGAACTCTCAGAACTTGAACTTGAAGATCCGCTACTCGATGAGGATTCGCTCGATGAACTTGATGAGGATTCACTGCTCGAACTTGAACTTGAACTTGAACTTTCAGAACTTGAAGAACTCTCACTGCTCGATGAGGACTCGCTCGATGAACTACTTGAACTTTCGGAACTCGATGAACTTGAACTCTTAGAACTCGACGAAGATTCGCTCGATGAACTCGATGAGGATTCACTGCTCGAACTTGAACTTGAACTTTCAGAACTTGAACTTGAACTCTCGGAACTTGAACTCGATGAGGACTCACTCGATGAACTACTAGATTCTGAACTCGATGAACTCGATGAGGACTCACTCGATGATGAACTCTCGGAACTTGAACTCGATGAGGATTCACTCGATGAACTACTAGATTGTGAACTCGATGAGGACTCGCTCGATGATGAACTATCCGAACTCGATTCTGAACTCGATGAACTAGATTGTGAACTCGATGAACTATCCGAACTCGATTCTGAACTCGATGAACTATCCGAACTCGATTCTGAACTCGATGAACTAGATTGCGAACTCGATGAACTAGATTGTGAACTTGATGAACTATCCGAACTCGATTCTGAACTCGATGAACTAGATTCTGAACTCGATGATGAACTCTCACTCGATGATGAACTCTCACTCGATGAACTACTAGATTGTGAACTCGAGCTGGATGAGGACTCAGAACTCGAGCTAGACGATTGTGAACTCGAACTTTTGGAACTCGAAGAACTCGAATTTGATGAGGACTCAGAACTCGAGCTAGACGATTGTGAACTTGAACTTTTGGAACTCGAAGAACTCGATTGAGAACTCGAAGAACTCGATTGAGAAC